GGTAGATTTTCCTGTAACCCTTTACGCTGGGTAATTCGCGAAATTTGTACAATAGCCAATTTAGTTGTCCTCTGTTGTCAACTATTTAGCAGATAATACTGTTCAACTCTTTTCCACCATTGGGATTTCCAATGGTCAAATTCCGCACCTTCAATGACAAATTCTTGATATTGTGGTGCGCTGGTCACATTGCCCATGTCATCTGTGGTGGGTTTAACGCACATTAAAATGACACCTTTGCGTATGTCTGTGCCGTACACTTCGTTGTGCGCTTCGGCATAGGCACACAGTTGCAAAAAATAGTCTTCGATCCACTCAATTTTTTTGGGCTTGTTTGTTTGCTTAAAGTCCAAAATACTTTGTTGGTTGTTGTGCATGCCACAGCAGTCTGTTGTACCCGCATAGATGCCCGGAAAGTACAAGGGCACTTCCACACCCCAAAATTCATCTACATTTTTAAGCCCATTTTCAATCACAACTTCGGCCATGGCATGACTTGCCCATCCAAACGGATTGGTGCCTTTGTCTTTGATTTCACCTGTCTTGACATAGTTTTCAAGATAAGTGTGCATTCTTGTGCCGCGGTTGGCTGCTTCTGTTGTGATCTGCTGTGCTTTTGCTTCGCCCACTGCCTTGCGCCAGTTGGCCAGTGCAATGCGACTTTCTGCAGGTTTTGTCTTGTCCAGGATAGTGGTTACACTAGGGACTCTGCTGCCGTCGGGTGTGGCATACAGACGTTTGCCATCCACTTGTTCTCTAGTAAGCAGGTGATAGTCAAACTTTGGATTGTACATATTATACTCTAAATGATTCTCCGCAACCACAGCGGTCGCGTTCGTTTTTGTTGATAAACTCAAAGCCTTCATTGAGGCCATTTCTTTGATAATCCACTACCATACCATCCAAGTACGGCAGATGTTTGGGATCAATGAACACACGCACACCATTTGAATCGTAATGTCGCACACAATGCAGGTTGGGATTGTCTACATATTCCAACACATAAGCAAGTCCTGAACAACCGGTGGTTCGCACACCAATTTGTATGCCTTCACCGCGACCGCGAGCAGCTAAACTTTTTTTAATTTTTGCAGCAGCAGTGTCGGTGACGTCAATCATTGCACTGGATGCTTGATTCTATAGTCAGCTACCGCCGCCTTGATGGCATCTTCTGCAAGTATTGAACAATGAATTTTAACAGGGGGAAGGGCAAGCTCAGTAGCAATTTCGCTATTTTTGATCGTTTCCGCCTGCTCAAGGGTGAGTCCTTTGACCCACTCAGTAACAAGCGAACTTGACGCAATCGCGCTGCCGCAACCGTATGTTTTAAATCTTGCATCTGTGATTACTCCATCCATGACTTTGATTTGCAGCTTCATCACATCGCCGCAGGCCGGAGCCCCAACCATGCCTGTGCCCACATCATCATCGTCTTTGGCAAAGCTGCCCACATTTCTTGGGTTCTCATAATGATCAACTACTTTTTCCGAATAGGCCATTATTTTTTCTCCAATTTGTTCCAACTATGCCGCCCGCTGCCGGAACACCCTATGTATTCCTCGCCGGTTTCCATGTCTGTCAATTTGTACTTTTCAGGACATTTTGTATAGACAGTGAGAGTGACCGGCAACTTTAGTTCAACAACAGTTTCGCCTGATTGTAATTTACGCACGGTCATTGCAGTAACCAGTCACATTTTTTGATTTTTACTGTGGCACAATGTTAGATGCTTGCAGGCCTTTTTGTCCTTGAACCACGTCGTACGACACACGCTGATTTTCTTTGAGGACTTTGAATCCATCTGTTTGAATTGCTGTGTAGTGTGCGAACAGTTCTTCGCCGCCTGCGTCTGGAGTAATGAACCCAAAACCTTTGGTTTCATTAAACCATTTTACTTTACCTGATGCCATTTAAAAAATTTCCTGTTGTATTAAATTGTTGAATTTACAGCTATCGTAATAATAGCTATGCGTATAGTATACTACACTCTCAGTGTATTTACTAGTCTTTTGAGTATACTGCAATTTTGAGTGTGTTACTGACGGCGTTTCATCGCCGACTTGGCATTGCTGTTGACCACTTCTTGAGCTTGATCAACACTCATGCCAGTGGCAGCTTCTGTGTCGCCTTTGAAACTGATTATGTCTGAACCAGGGTCAATTGGGTTGAGGATGTTGCTGAGTGGTTCAGCTGCAACCATATCATTGAGATTGGTGTCGTTTACATTGACACCCACGGATCGTGCAAGTTCGATAAATGTTGTTTTACTAATTTGTTTTGCGGCTGCTTCGTCATTGGCTCGATCGCTGAGAAAGGTAGCCAATGCCGCAAGTTTTTGGCCATCGGCTTGATCTTTAGCAAACTCTCGTAAACGCATTATCTGCGATCGCGACCTAGGCCAGCTTGAACTGGTTCTTCAACTTCTGCATCAACATCGATGTCTAAATCATCTGCTGGCGCAGCAGCCATTGGATCAGCCATTGGATCAACTGGTAATTCAGCAGCTACATCACCGCCGGGTATTACCGGAGCTTGACCAGTGACTGTGCCCATTGCAGCTTCCAATTGTGTTTTGGAGCCCTGCAAGTTTTGAACCATGCCGCCCAGTGCAGCAGTTGCGTCGGCATTGAATTTTGTTGCTTGCTCGTAGCCAATTTCATTGCGGATCTGATCTACCAGCGCAGGCAAATCTTTAAATTGTAACGAAGTGACCTGTTCAATCATCTTCTGCACTTGGTCAACCATGTCTTGACTGGCCAGGATAACCTGAGCTTGTTGCACTTCGCTTTCACTCAAACGGCGACCAGTTCTACGACGGCTTTCTGCGGCCACTGCTTGCAGTGCTGCACCTTGCACAAGTTTTTGTTCGTCTGGTGAAAGTGTTTGTCCGGCTGCGCTTTTGGTCATGGCAGCTTTGAGTTTAGGGTCTTGAATCTTGTTTAGTGCCGCTTTGGCCTTGGCTGGATCAACCGCAGCAACTGGAAATTCTTCACGAAGTTTCTTGGTCAGCACTTGTTCCATCATTACCAACTTCAAGTAGGCCGGACTTTTTTCACTGCCATGATAGGAAGTGGTGGCACGGTGCTCGCTTATCAAGCTGCGTACTCGGCCCAACATGGCATGTGCATGGCGCTTGGAAATTGATTCAAAGGTAATGGTGTTACCAAAGTAACTTTCAAATACTTTAGCGATTTGTTTTGTTTGTGGCAGCACGGCCAGGTCTTGCAGTTTCATTGTCGAATCCTCGTTGTTGATAATATTTAGCCCAGTTGACACAAATGTCTAACCTATTTTCTATCTCTTTTTTCTGTATAATTTTACTTTCCAACTTGGTCAGTATAATTTCATGCTGATCAGCAGTTTTTGCTCGATCACCCAGTGCTGCTCTAGTGTTGATATCCACTGTTAAAAAATGTAGATTATTGTCTAGCTGTAGTATATCCCGGGCTGTGTTATACCGCGCAAACTTGTCGGCAATGCACCAGCTGAGTGCTGCTCGTGTGCTGTGAAAAAGTCCAACTTCAGTTAGAGAACAGTATACTCTGTAGCCTGCTGATTCTTTCACAATGCGATAACGCCCGAATACAGAGTATTCTCCAGCATCATTTTTCCAAAGACTGTTGGACTGTAGCGCAGCAAACTCAGTTTTAAACAAGCGTTCAAATTGTGTGTCTAGGGTCATTTGATGACGTATTGTGTCACAAGATAACCAATGGCTCCAACCAGTGTACCAATGACTCCTATACCCCAGTTGATCAGTTGATTATTGCGTTTTTCGGCCATGGACTGTACCATGTCGCGCACTTCGCAAATGATTTTTTCAAGTTGAGAAATTTTGGAATCCACATTGTCCAATCTTGATTCCAGCGCACTGTAGCGTTCTGCACACAGTTCCACATGTGCTTCTAAACTTTTCTTTTCAATATTGGTAGTATCCGCCATTTAAGTCTCCGTTGATCTATTTATGGAGATCGGCACAAACCAAATATTCTGAGCTGGGCCCTGTGTCACAATAACCGATGCCAATTCAGGTTTGTTATCCAGTTCGGTCAGCATGGGAACACCATCAGCATCGGCTCTCAGTATGCTGGTTGGATCAACATCGTCGCCGTATATGTTGTTGGATTCTGTTTCAAACTCAAACATCCATGCGCTGCGTGATGTATCTGCTATGGGTTCTTGCAGGCGAAACAGTTGTGTTCTCAGTCCAAGAATCTGTGTTACGGTTTCCCAGTTTCGTTGTTGATTTCTGGCACGGTTCCAGGATTCTGCATCGGTTATCATATTGCCTGCATTGTCGCGAAACGGAATCCTTGACGGTTTAAAATGTCCTGTAATTCCAGTGGCTGTTATGTCAAAGAAAGTTTGTATTGCATATTTCATTTGTTCTTTTTACTCAATTCATACAGCACTTCAACTTTACTGCACAGTTCATTGAGTGCTATATTGTTGTGTCTGGATTCAAATATTTCTGCCCAACGGCGCTTGTGTTCTAATTCATCTAGTTCTTGTTTTAGTTTGGGATCTTGATAATGCAGTGATCGATGCTGGGCACCGGGATGGCGTGCATACACTGTCCGGCCGCCATCTGGACTTTCAAATATTGTCACTTCAGTAATCTTGCTCACCATCATAATGAAGTATTTAACGCCAAAAGAAAACCCTGGGTTTTAATCCAGGGTTTTTGTATCAAAAACTAATTGCTTAGTTTGTGAATGTTGCTGTAGCTGCTGTAGTAACAGCGTAGCCAAGAGCGGTTGTCAAAGCTGCGTCTAGATCTTCACCGTTAGCGTAGTTCCATGCACCAGTTGGGTATGTGGCCAAAGCCAATGTAGCAGTGTTGCTTGAGTTGGTTGTGAATTCATACATAGCGATTGTACACTTTGTCTGAATTGTCAACATAGCCAAGTTCAATGATGTGCCACTAACTGTAGCATTACCAGTGAAAGTGATTGTACCAAAGTCTAACTTTGGACCAGCCAAGTTAACTGTAGCAGCACTGGTTACGCTGTTCAATGGTGTTGGATAACCTGCACCTGGTGAAGATGCCACTGTTCCA